GCTGGTGGGTAATGAGCAGTATGCACGAAAGGTGCTTCCCTTTATACGAGGGGAGTATTTTGGTGACCGTACTGAGCGCATTGTATTTGAAGAGATACAGAAGTTTGTAGAGAAGTACAATGCTCTGCCTACTAAGTCAACTCTAGAGATTGAGATTGACACAAGGCGGGACTTGAACGAGAGTGACATTCGGCGTGTGCTGGATGTGGTTAAAGAATTAAAGAACGACAAAGACGTGAACTTTGATTGGTTGGTTGAAACCACAGAGAAGTTCTGCAAGGATAAGGCGGTATACAATGCGATTGTTGAAGGAATTCAAATCATTGATGGAAAAGATAAAGAACGAGGCCCAGATGCAATTCCATCTATTCTCACAGACGCCCTCGCTGTTGGTTTTGATAATAGCGTTGGCCATGATTACCTTCTGGATGCAGATGCCAGATATGAGTACTACCATACAATAGAGGAGAAGATTCCGTTTGATCTGGAATTCTTCAATCGTATCACCAAGGGTGGATTACCACCCAAGACACTGAACATAGCCCTTGCGGGTACTGGGGTGGGTAAATCGCTGTTCATGTGTCACATGGCAGCAAACTGTATGAACCAAGGTAAGAATGTCCTGTATATCACCCTAGAGATGGCGGAAGAACGTATTGCAGAGCGGATAGATGCAAACCTCATGAACGTGACTATGGAAGATTTGCACAGTTTACCCAAGACAATGTATGATACCAAGATAGAAAAGATCATTCGAGAGACGAATGGACAGCTGGTTATCAAGGAATATCCTACTGCATCCGCGCATAGCGCACATTTTCGCGGATTGATCAAGGAACTAGCGATCAAGAAGAGTTTCAAGCCAGACATCATCTTCATAGATTATCTGAATATCTGTGCATCATCACGATTCAAGGGTGCTGCAAATGTCAATTCGTACATGTATATCAAGTCGATTGCAGAGGAACTTAGGGGACTTGCAGTTGAGACTAACGTCCCAATTATGAGTGCGACACAGACGACTCGATCAGGGTTCTCCAACAGTGATGTGGGATTAGAGGATACATCTGAGTCCTTTGGACTACCAGCTACGGCTGACCTCATGTTCGCTCTCATCTCTAACGAGGAACTTGACGCACTTAACCAAATCGCAGTCAAACAGCTCAAGAACCGATATAATGATGTAAATATCAACAAACGCTTTGTCATTGGAATAGACCGTGCAAAGATGCGACTGATGGACCTAGATGAGAGCCAACAGAGTGGCCTTGCGGATAGTAATCAGACAGAAGAGGTGGACGAATTCGAGACACCCACATTTGACAAGACAGAATTCGGAGAAGGGTGGCAAGTATGACCGCATTATGGTATAAGTGGTATATCCATTTTAGAGAAGAGGGTTGCAACGTGATGCCTTCTATTGTTGAAGGATGGTGGAACGCAATTCTAAACGACCTCTATTGGACAGAGGGCCCAAAGAAATGGGTTGACAATAGGCCAAAGAGGTACTATAGAGGATGATATACATTTCCCCGCCATTTGGCAACTACATTTCCCTGCAAGACACAACAAGTATCAGGGGCACGTTCACCTACCATCGTAGGAAAGGTCTGATATATCACACATTACGCTCATTGCGGCCGGTAAGAGGTGGATGGCGTAATCAGATTGGATTTCGTAACAAGGGTATTCATGCAGTTGATTTCACTGAACTGGCTGATGTGTACTCTATATGCGGTTTGAACGAGTTTGAGTGGACTTCAATGCTCTTTCATATACCCGAATACACTCGACTAGAGCTCAACCTGTCCTGTCCAAATGTCCCCACTATTAGCATATCTGATGAAGCAATGCAAGCATATTGTGAGAAGTTCCCTGACCTGATAGCAAAGGTGCGCTATGACATACCGAATACGGATATAGACAAATTGGTGGACATGGGCGTGAAAACAATACATTGCAGCAATACTATACCCACATCTAAGGGCGGTATATCAGGTAGACAACTCAAAGAGGTCAATCTACCCAACATAGAGAGGCTTGCGAAGACATTCACAGGAAGAATTATCGCTGGTGGTGGAATATATAATAAGCAGGATGTAATAGATTATAGAAACGCTGGGGCATCAGATTTCTCTATATCCACCGTATATATCACTAAGCCATGGCATATTAAGGAAATATATGAGCAAGATATCAAAGGGGAATAACTTTATATCTCTTTCGGACTATGACAGGGATGATATCCTTAGCGTCATGCGAGGGATATCCAGTTATGATGACCAGAACTTAAAACGATTCATTCCCAACAAGAAGAAACTGATCGCCAACCTATTCTATGAACCGAGCACCAGAACCAGCTCATCCTTCTATGCGGCCGCTACATATCTTGGCCATGAGGTACTAAACATCAACAATGTCCAGTATAGTAGTGTCGCCAAAGGGGAGAGTCTTGAGGATACGATAAGAACACTCGCATCATATGTGCATTGTATCATCCTGAGACATTCAGAAGGCGGTGCCGCAAATGCCGCTGCCCAAGTAAGCGATGTACCAATCATCAATGCAGGTGATGGAACAGGAGAGCATCCCACACAAACCCTGCTGGATTTATATACAATATACAAGGAATTTAATAGATTAGACCAACTCACAGTGACGCTGATGGGTGATTTGAAGTACGGAAGAACCATTCATTCCCTTGTACAGGCTCTGGATTTGTTTGATACACATATTAATTTAATAGGGCCAAAAGAACTAAAACTTCCACTTAAATATTATAAAAATGAATATATAGAAAGTACTATACTCACAGAGAGTATTGCAATGTCCACAGACGTATTGTATATCACCAGAGTACAAAAAGAGAGGGGTGCAGTAGGAAATTACGCATTTACAAACGAAGATGCCTTGAAATTGGACAATACATGCATAGTGATGCACCCATTACCACGCAATGAAGAGCTAGGAGACTGGTTTGATTCAGACCCTCGCGCACGATATTTTGAACAGATGAGCAATGGACTTGCAGTGAGAAAGTATCTACTAGGAGAGATATTAGGATGAGAATCATTGATGACTATCTGCCACAGGATGATGTGAACGCACTCAACAGCCTCACCATAGAGTATGCCAAGGTACATTGGATAGGTGCAGAATCAAACCCAGAGATTAATGCACTAACCAAACTGGTACATTCAACCAAACAATACCTAGATACACCCGCCTTGGGTGCAACTGCATGGTATAATGTGCGTCCTATAGACCCTGTGTGGCATAACGATATATTATCCTATAACGATAAATATCCCAAGGATAACCCACCTGAGAGCACATTCATATACTATATGAGAGCGCCAGACAGTGGTGGATATCTGGAATTCGGGGGCCTGGGTACGCCAGAGGATTGGACGATGGATGTAACAATTGAGCCAATACCCAATCGCCTTGCATACTTTGATGCTGGCATATCACATAGGGTGCAACCATACAAGGGTAATAGGGTATCAATCGGCATAGTGTGGTGGAAGGTCACACCAGATAGATATGAGAAGCAGAGAATAGACCAATACAACGTATTAGAGAGGGTGTGGACATGAAAAAGATTAATGAGGACCAATATGCATTTATAACAAAGGACGGGTATGACCACCCCGCTGTGGTGATGCTAGGGGGTGAATATAAGGATGTTGCATGGGGATACACTACTGTGGGGGTTCCACAGATAGATGAACTCAAAGACAATGCAAAACTAACATGGGAATTCGAGATACTGGATAATGCTGGGAGGGAATGGGATGAATTCAAGAACCAGACCTTCGTAGACCTTATGGGAGATATTCTCTCTGACCAGATAGAAGAACAACTAGAGAATGGTAGGTTACAGTTCAATGATTGAAATTAGCACATATTACAAGGATAAGGATACTGCAACAGTATGCTCATCTGCAACTGATTATTTTATTCAGTATAGAAAAGGCGGTGAAGTCATCTTCACAGAGGCTTTCTCAGGCCAAAGTATATATTATGTAGAGGATGCTGCTGAAAACTGGTGTGCAGGAATAAAGCCCAACCC